CGACCACGGCGACGACCACGGCGACGACCACGGCGACGACCACGGCGACGACCACGGCGACGACCACGGCGACGACCACGGCGACGACCAGACCATCACCCACGCCAGGACGACGGCAGGACATGGAGCGCCTCGCCATGGCCCAGCACGACGCTAGGATGCGACAGACCAGAGGTCGCGACCTCCCGAAGTGTCCGAGGTCCCCAGGAATCGCGCCCAATGGCCCCGAATGCCCGCACGGCGCACGAAAGCGTCGCTGGATGTCCACCGGCCTTGAGTCTCGAGGATTCGACGCCAGAACGGCGCGTAGGTGGTCGGAGGCGATCGTCGAGGGTTTCCTGGGGATCGACGAGCTTGCGACGGAGTTCGGCGTGTCGGTCGGACACATGAAGGCCTTCATCGCGTCGCACGGGTACAGCGCAGCCAAGAGCAACAGATCGATGAGGTAGCTGGATAAAAAACCAACAGATTCCGCCGAGTTTCGTTTGTGCGATTTTGACTGTAGGAAAAACAATAGCTTAGGAGTTCATGTGTCCAGTCAGAGCAAAAACAGGGTGAAGTTGTTGTCGGCTGCCAGTCCGGACAGCGTAGAGGTGGCCAAGCTGGTCGACGGCGTAGGGTTCGGCCTGTGGGACGTGGCGACGTCGGAGCTACTGGCGACGTCGGACGATCCGAGGGAGCTCGTCCGCCATGCCAGGAACATGTCGGTCTTCAGCATTCGACACAGCTACGACCTGAAGAGCTTCCCAACATGACGGACGGGCAGGAGAAGAAAGATGCGCTCGAAGACCTTGCCGAGCGCATCGCGATCATGGTAGTTGACGGTGGCTTGACCGAGGAGTTGGCGATGGAAGTCCTCGAGCGATTGGCGCTCGGGGAAGACGAAGACGAGGAGAAGTCGAAATGAATCAGGCGATCTTGATTGGCAGGCTCGGCGCGGACCCGGAGTGTCGGGGTGAAGGCGACCGGCTGGTGGCGAACCTCCGGCTGGCGACTGACGAGAGTTGGAAGGATAAGTCCGGTGTCAAGCAGCAGAGGACCGAATGGCACCGCGTCGTGGCGTGGGGAAAGCTCGCGGGCACGGCGCAGCGGTTCTTGCGCAAGGGCGCTCGATGCGCAGTCGTCGGCAAGATCGAGACGCGGACGTGGGAGAAGGATGGCGTCAAGAAGTACCAGACGGAGATTCGAGCCGACCGAATCGACATCATCGACTGGCCGGAGAAGGGGACGGAGACATCAGGCGGATTCGGAGCTCGCGCTGCGCCTCCGCTGGATGACGACAACGCCGACATTCCGTTTTGAAGCCGGAAACACTTCGACCTCGGGCGCGTCGGGGGAGCGCGCTCGAGGTCGATGGATGCATCAAATGTCGGACATTCACTCAGCGGTGATGCGGGAAGATTCTGACAACCCTGGTCACCTCCTCGCCCTGCTCCTCGATGGACTCGGCGATGGTGAAGCAGTCGTCGAGCATGTTTACGTCGTCGAACTGGCAACCCAAGTTGCGCCGACAGAACGTCACCGCCTCGCCTACCGTCTTGGCCTCCCAGAAGTGGACGATGCGAGCAACCCCGTCGCGTGCTGCAACCGTCTCGGTGACTCGGATCATGGCGACACCTCCAGCTGAACTTCGCCTTGCTGCATCATCGACTCGATCTCCGCTTCCCAGCCAAGCACGAATGCATCTCCGACTCCAGGACCCCAACTCGATTCCGACAGGTTGCGCTCGAACGCGCAAGGCTTGCGCACGAACCCGACTCCGATGGTGCACGCCGACCTGGCGCACATACGGCCGAACCTGAACGCCTGGTCTTCTGCCGACATCCCGTCACCGATTTCCGTCGCCATGTGTCCTCCTGCGCTCCTCCCAGAGCTTCGATGCGCGCTCGGTGTCGAGCACCGCGTCGGTGAACGTCATCTCGAGCTTCATCTTCCGCTCGACCTCGGCACGGAGCTCGTCATCGAACTCCCAAGCGCACATCCATCCCGCCCCGTGCTCGTCCGAGGTCCCATTCAGCCCGTCGATCTCGATCCTATTGCCCACGGCTGCGCCTCCTCTCGGTGATCGTGTGGAGCAGCTCTCGCTCCTGTGCTCGAATTCCGGCGGCGATGGTGGCGAGCACTCGCGGGTGCTCCTCGCGCTCTACGGCGGCGAGCAGCCCGCAGAGTGCCTTCGTCCAACGCTCCGACTGCGAAAGGAAAGTGGTGTCCAACAGACGCTCACGTTCGGTCATGGCCACACCCACACGGTCGAAAGCCGCTGGTCGGCAGACACGCTCATGCGTGCAGACTCGAGCGCCCAAACTGCGTCGAAGAGCTTCGTCGGCTCAACGCGCAGCTCGACGTGGTTGCTGTCGAGGATCGCTCGCGCTCTGATGTGCTCCGCCTCCATCACCGCCACCGCCTTCTTCGCCAGTGTCCGTATGTTCATCGTCGCCTCCCTTGTTGTGTCGCGAGTGTTTCTATTGCTTGCGTCGTGCCGAGCTCCAGCCATGCTGGTTTCGCTAGCTTGCGTCGGATCTCGATGCCGCAGACGGGTCAATATTGACCGGACATCGAATGATTGCGCGCGAGTAGAGTTGACCCGCCGACGGGAGATGACTCACCGCGCTTCGCGCTACCCGTGGTTCCACCAGGCCATGACTCGAGCCACCAGCCACGACCAGGCTCCGACTCCGGCCGCAAGAAGTCCGATGCCGCTTTGCAGCCAAGCGGCCGCAGCCATCCCACCGACGAACACCAGGCCGCCGATCAGCATCACGGCCTTCAACTCCTTCCCGGTGTGCTCGATGAGGACCGTCCGCTGCGCCGGATGCTCGTCCTCGTACCACTTCGCTCGCTCGAACACAGGGCCGCTCATGACCGCACCTCGCCATCGATGGCGGCGAGTTCCGACATGCCGAGAACCCCGTCCAGACAGTGCAGCATGAAGGCATCGGGGGAGACGCCGTGTGCCTGGGCCATCCTCTTCATGGCCAGCGCGGCGCTCCACCGGCCCGCCATCACCTCAGCGACCGTGGCGAGTGCGACCTGCCGACCAGACTGCACCTTTACAAAACTCATCCCGACGATTGCGATGTGGATCACGGCGTGCTCCTCGGTTGCGGCGCCCATCTCCGCGTGGGGCGTGGGACCGGGCTCCGGCCCGGTCAGCGGTCACCGCGCCATCGGAGCGTGGCAGTCGATGTAGAGACGAAAGCTGCGCTCGTACTCCGAGATCTCGAGCGCGGTGAGTTTGTGTCCGACGAGCACAGCAAGGTCGGACTCGCCGTCTCGGGTGAGGACAACGCCGTCGCCCCACGGGGAAGTCGCCCCCATCGCAACCGCCTCGGAGGCGTCTCTGTGGGCGATGCGGCGGATTTCGTCGACTGAAGACTTTCGCATTTTGCTCTCCTCGATTGCGCTACGAGGACAGGCATTGCTAGACGCATGCCGCGCGCCAACGCCAAAGAATCAAAATGCTTGGCCATTTGGTATACGCATCAAAGCGGGTGTCGCTTGACTCACGTCGAACAATATGGCATGGTTGCAAATGACTCACTCGGGTCTATTGACCCATCGAGGCGCCATGGCGAAACGAGGCAGGCCTGCAGGCAGCAAGAATCGACTCCCGCCGCCACATAAGGCGTGGCTGTCGCATGCCCTGCGGGAGTGCACCAACGGAGGCGCAGACATTGTGCGCGTGCTTGCCACATTGGCGCAGGGAGAGTCTGTTGTCAGAAAGGACGGCTCTCTCCTGACTCCGGATGTGCGACAGACGCTCGATGCCATCGCAGAGTTTTTCGATCGAGCCGTCGGCAGGCCGCAGCAGAGCATTTCGGCCGAGCTGGAGGCAGGCGACGCAACGGTGTCGGTGACCATCGACTCCGCAACGGCAGCCGCGAACCGATCCAAGCTCGAGGCGATGATCCAGGCGAGAGCGGAGGTCATCGCGGGGAACCTGCAGCGAGTGAAGCCGCTGCCGGATGGCCATGTCGACTGAGCTCGACGATGCCCAGGTAGAGGCGATGCTCTACGACTGGGCGCTGTGGTCGCGTCCTGAGCAACGAGCCCCGGCAGGCATGTGGCGCACATGGGCAATCAAGTCTGGCCGTGGGTGGGGGAAAACCCGGGTCGGCGCTGAGTGGGTGCGCGCCCAGCTCGAGGAGATGCCCCTGTGCCGGGTCGCGATCGTGGCGCGTACCTACTCTGACGCGCGCGACACATGCGTGGAGGGGGAGAGCGGCCTCCTCGCGTGCCTCCCCCCCTCCGTGCGCGCCAAGGCGAAGTGGAACCGATCGCTCGGCGAGGGCTCCCTCCCGAACGGCTCGAGCTGGAAGGTCTTCACCGCCGAGAAGCCGGACTCCTTGCGCGGTCCGCAGTTCCATTGCCTCTGGGCCGACGAAATGGCTGCGTGGCCGAAGAATCGTGCGGCCTGGGCTCAGGTGCCGTTCATCGTACGCCTGCCGTGGCGAGAGGACCCGTCTAAGGCTGGACGGGTTCTGGTCACCACCACGCCGAGGCCCGTCAAGGAAATCCGAGACCTCATCCGCGACCCGAGCACGCACGTCACGAGCGGATCGAGCTTCGACAACTGGCAGAATCTAAACGCCGCCACTCGCGCAGAGCTCGAGAAGCTCCGGCACACGCGTCTCGGTCGGCAAGAACTCTTCGGCGAGGTGCTGGACGACACCCCTGGCGCGCTCTGGACTAGGGCAACGGTCATTCGTCAGCGCAAGTCCATGCCGGCGGCGAGCGACCTATCACGCATCATCGTCGCGGTTGACCCGGCGGTGACGAGCGGCGAGAACTCAGACGAGACCGGAATCATCGTTGCTGCTCGGGGCGAGGGCCGCAAGCACAGCGAGCGCTACGTCCTTGCAGACCGGAGCGTCCGCGGAAGCCCGGCCCAATGGGCGCGCGCGGCTGTGGCTGCATTCCGCGAATTCGGCGCGTCGGCCATCGTCATCGAGACCAACCAGGGCGGCGACATGTGCCGAGACACGCTGCTCGCTGTTGACGGCTCGATTCCCATCATCGACGTCCGCGCAAGCAAGGGGAAGCGGGCAAGGGCCGAGCCCATCGCAGCAGCCTACGAGCAGGGCGCCGTGTGGCATGTCGGAGACGGGCTCGAGACGCTTGAAGACCAGCTCTGCACATGGACGGACGACGCCGACTGGAGTCCCGACCGGCTCGATGCGCTCGTGTGGGCCATGACGGCGCTCGGGCAGTCTGCGGCCTCGGAGATCCGCGCCAAGCCACCGAAACATCGACCGACTGGGCTTGCCGCAGTCGACCTATGAAAATCGCGCATCTTAAACCAATGGCTACTTGACGGTCAATGACCGGCATGGTATAATTCTCGCATGGCAAAAGGTCGAGCCAAGAAGCTGGTTGTTGTCGCCGACGATGATCGGCACGAGCTTCTGGATTGGACCTTGGAGCAGGGCGTCTCGGGCACGACTAACTGGTCCGGCGAGCCCATGTCCGAGGCCAACGCGCTCCTGCGCGGGACGGCGGGCTACGGTGCTGCGGGCTCGTACGCGTGGGGTGAGTGGGATCGGATCCGCTACACCGACCCCGACATTGCGACCGTGCTCGAGTTCATCGCTGCGCCAATCCGCGACGCCGAGATCCACGTCGAGCCTACCGAGGACGATCGGGTGCCGGCGGCCGTGGCTGAGGCGCAAGCGCTCTTCGTGCGAGACCAGCTTCGCTCCTTCTCCCCTGGCTGGTACGAGTTCTCGACGCAGGCCGTGAAGACGGCGCTCTCGGTCGGCTTCGCGCTCCACGAGGTTGTACTGGCGGTAGGAGATCACCCGTCGCTCCCTGGAGGCAAGGGCTACTTGCTCGGCCGGCTCGCCGAGCGCCTGCCTGTGAGCGTCCATCCGACCAACGGCTGGATCGAGAAGGACCTGGAGGACGGCGGCCGAGACCTCTCCTCCGTCCGACAGCTCGGACAGACCGGCGCCGGCGGCGGCTACTCGAGCACCGTCGAGATCCCGGCCGAGAAGCTCCTCCTGCACACGTGGCAGCGGAGCGGACTCAACTACCGAGGCATGTCAGCGTTCCGGCCGGTGTGGTACATCGCCAAGGTCCGCGAGCAGCTCTTGAAGCTCGTCGCGATCGCGTCCATCCGCGAGGGTGCAGGCGTTCCCGTGGCGCAGTCCTCTGAGGCGGCTGACACGCTCACCCCGAGTCAGCAGCGGAAGCTGGCGCGAGCCCTCCAGAACCTCGTCGGCCACGAGCACGCGAGCATGGTCATGCCTCGCGGGTGGAGCATCGAGTGGGTGTTCTCCCCGGGCGCAAACAAGGGGCACCTGCTCGAGACGTACAATGCGCTCGGCCAGCTCATCCTCCGGCAACTCGGCGCGCAGCAGATCGCCCTCGGGACCGGAGAGACCGGCTCACGGAGCGTCGGCGAGGTTCACGACGCCGTGGCCGGGCAGTATGTGCAGAGCGTCGTGCGGATGCTCGAGGACGTACTCAACGGACAGCCCGGGCGTCCGTACACCGGCCTCGCGCGCAAGCTCGTCGACGCGAACTGGGGCGAGCAGCTCTCCTACCCGAAGCTGACGGTTTCGCTGAAGCGCCGGAAGATCGGCATCCAGGAGAAGCTCGAGGCGATCTCCATGGCGCGCGCCGCCGGCGTGTTGAGCGCGACGAAGGACGTCGAAGGACTCGTCCGCGAGGAACTCGGGCTGACTCCGCTCGAAGAGGCCGAAGAACTCGAGGACGACACCGAGGAAAGCTCGGAGCAGGAAGAGGACGACACCGAGGAAAGCTCGGAGCCGGATGCCGAACCCAAGAAGGAAGCCTCTAGGTGCTCTTGCCGCAAGGTGCGCCTCGCCGCCGGCCCGCGCGTCCCGTGGGCTGGTCCGTGGCGCGAGCTCTCCCGCGCCGAGTCCCGCGTGGACTTCGCCGCCGTCGACAACACGATCGCGCAGGCGCGCGAGGACTTCGAGACCGCGCTGCGTCCGGTGGTCGAGGCGATGGTGCTCGACGCCTCCCCTGCCGTCGCGAAGGCGCTGAAGAGCGGCGACCCGGCTGCGCTCCTCGATCTCGAGCTCAATACGGCCGACCTCGAGAAGTCCGTTGGCGCGTGGCTGGCGTCGCTGCGATCCCAGGGCAAGAGGGACGTGGCGAAGGAGCTCAAGAGCCCCGAGGCCGCCGAGAAGACTGTCGAAGAGCGGGCAGGCCCGGTGCAGCTTGCGCGCGCCGCAGAGGTCGCCGACGAGGCGCGCTTCGCGGTGCTCGAGGCGCAGAAGCGGTCCGTCGTGAAGCGGATCGTCGGACGACTCCAGGCGTGGATCTCGAGGGAGGCCGTTGAGGAGGTCCGGCAGGGCACGCTCGACGCCGGGGCAGTGGTCAAGGACGTGCTCGAGGTTCTCGACGAGTCAGCGGCCCTTCGCGCCGACGCAGGCTCGGCCGTGGCGCGCGCATACAACGTCGGCCGCGAGGAAGCGGCAGAACTCATGGGCGCCACGCAAGCTCAGTACTCCGCGATCCTGGACTCGAACGTATGCCAGGCGTGCCTCGCTGAAGACGGGCGGGTGTACGAACTCGACTCCGACGAGTACGAGAAGGCGCTCCCGCCGAACCGCGAGTGCGAAGGCGGCGACAACTGCCGATGCGTGATGGTCTACATCCCAGGAGAGGGGGCGCCGTGATGTTTCGTCTGTATCGACTCGAGGGGATCCGCGTCGTCGACCCGAGCAAGGCTCCGCTCGCGACCGGACCGAAGTGGTGTCGGCTCTTCCCGGGGCAGACGGTGCGCTTCCGTGAAGACTTCCCTCCAGAGGGGCTCCGGTTCGACCTCGGGACCTTCGAGGCGTTCATCGCCAACTGGACTGCGCTCGGGAAGCCCGAGCTCCCCGTGGACTACGGCCACGACGAGTTGGGCATCGCTGCCGGCTGGATCTCCGACCTCCGCATCGACGCGGAAGGGAACCTGGAGGCGCTGATTGGGTGGACGGACCGGGCGCGCGCAGCCATCGCAGCGGAGGAGCTCGCCTACCTGTCGCCGACATTTGCAATGGAGTCAATGTCTCCGCTAAGTGGAGAACAGGTCGGACCGACTCTTTACGGTGCAGCGCTGCTCAACACGCCGTTCCTTCACGACTTGCCCCGCGTCGAGGCGGGCCGAATCCCGCAGCCCAAGAGGAAGAACCACATGGAATTCCTGAAACGACTCACCGCGCTGCTCGGGATGGCCGAGGGAGCGTCAGAGGATGAAGTTGCATCGGCCGTCGAGGCCGCGTGCAAGGACAAGACGGCACTCGCCGCCAAGGTCGACGAGGCCACGAAGGAGCTCGCCGCCAAGACGGAGGCGATCGAGCTCTCCCGTCCGGTGACGGCCCGCGCCGCCGCCCTCGAGCTGGAGCGCGACGCGCTCAAGGCCGACCTGGCCTCCGCGCATGCCGAGCGCGACGCACTCAAGGCTGCCACCTTCGAGCTGGGCAAGAACGACCTCATCCGCGCCAGCCTGGAGCGAGGCGTCGCCGCAGCCGCTGATCGGGTGGAGAACGCACTCAAGCTCGCGAGGGGGGACCTCGCCGTGGCCAAAGAGATCGTGGCGATGATCCCTGGGACGGTGAAGACCGGCGCCGTAGGCCAAGACGCTGCGCCCGACGCGCCGCGCGGAATGGCTGCTCTCGAGGTGCTCCGGGCCTCTGCTGCCAAGATCTCCAAGGACGAGAACGTCGGCTACGCCGAGGCGCTCGAGCTGGCGATGAAGCGCGATCCCACCACCACCAAAGCAGTCAAGGAGAAGTAACCAATGGCTTCCGCAACGTACACCGCAACGAACAACCTGTGTGGGACCACTCCGGTCTCCATGCGAGCCGGCGAGGCGATCACCGCCGGTCACGCGCTCAAGCTCGACGCCGAAGGCTACGTGCTCCACACCACGGCGATCACCGACGTGGTGTTTGGCGTGGCGCTTGAGACCGTCGCCTCCGGCGAAATGGTCCCAGTGGCGCTCTTCGGTCTGCTCCGAATGGTTCCTGGCGCGGCCGTCTCCATCGGCGCGCAGGTGATGCCCGAGGCCTCCGGTGCGGGCAAGGTGATCACCGCCGCCGGCGCCACCGCGAAGTCTTGCGGGATCGCCGTCACCGAGGCCGGAGCCGAGGATGAGCTCTTCGTCGTTCGACTCCTCCCGGTCGTCAGCGGCCCCGCCAACAGCTAACCAAACCATCTACACACCAAGGAACTGACCCATGCCTTACGATCGTTCAAAGTTTGTCACCCGAACCGCCGAGGAAGGCCTCGCGTTCGACTTCATGACCAGCGAAAAGGACTTCATCGCCGATGCGCTGTTCTCCCCCAAGCCCGTCGATAAGGCGGTGAAGAAGATCTACCAGTTCGACCTGTCGAAGCTGCGCCGGGTCAACACGCAGGCGGCCACCAACGCCGAGGCTCCGAAGATCGATGAGCAGCTCTTCACGTCGGACCTGACGCTGCTCGAGTACAAGCTCGCGCGCGAGGTGAACCCGCGCACCATGCGCGACGCCGACCAGCCTGCGCTCCTCGCGGAAGGCCGAGCGATCCGTCAGTGCGTGCACCACATCCTCCTGGAGCGGGAGGTCATCGCTGCGACGCTGGCGCTCACGAGCACCAACTACCCGAGCGCGCTCACCTCGGCGCTTTCGAGCGGCTCGAAGTGGAACGAGGCCGGCGGCGACCCTGAGTCCGACGTCATGGGCACGATTCACCCGGCGCTCATCAACTCGTGCGGCCAGACGGCCAACGCGGCGGCGATGGACTGGGTGACGTACTCGAAGCTGAAGCTCAGCCCGGCGTTCAAGACCCGCGTGCAGTACACGAACAGCGGGCCGGTCCCAGACGCGGTGATCAAGGCGTTCTTCGACGTGGACTTCCTGTTCATCTCGAAGGCTCGCTACAACTCTTCGGTTGAGGGCAAGGCCAAGAGCATCAACGCTGTCTGGGGCGATGACGTGGTGTTCTTCGTCCACAACCCCAGCGCCGGGCTTGAGGACGTCGGCTACGGGCTCATGGGCCTCATCAGCGCGCCCTTCGTCGTCCAGACGACTGAGGACATGAAGCGCGGCGGGACGGCTGGGAACATGAAGATCGTCGAAGTCCGCACGGAGTACGGATTCAAGGCGGGGATGGTCGCTGGCGAGGGCGATGCCGACTTCGCCGCAGGCTACCTCCTCCGGGACGTGGTTGCCTAATCGCTGACAGCACAGGGGCCAGCATGCACTACAGAATCAAGCACGGAAGCGTCAAGATCGGGCAGCGGTTCGCCGCCACGGGGGAAGTTGTCGCCCTCAGCCCGATGGATGCAGGGCAGTTCGCCGACGTGCTCGAGGACGTGGAGCCGCATGCTGGTCCCGATGAAGCCAGCGACAGAAAGCTGACGGAGCACGAGCAGAAGCTCGCCACGCCAACACCACCGCCGCGCAAGCGACGGAAAGAGGTCAAGCCATGAAGAAGATCTTCGTTGTCGCCACTGCACTCGTCGCCTCCGTCGCGCTCGCGGCGGCTACCATCCACTGGGAGGCGCAGGTCTTCCGTGGCGGGTTCTGGAGCGGCACCACGGCTGCCAAGACGGCCGGGAACAAGGTGACCGGGATGTACGAGGGCTCCGTCACCATGGACTTCGCCAACACCACGATCCAGTGCGAGGACTCCACGGCGATCACCGTCACGGGGGCGCAGGTCGGCGACCCTTGCTTCGTTGGGGTTGACTCCGCGACGGTGAACGCGGCGCACTCGAGCTTCTCGTGCTACTCGCTTGCCAACCAGGCAAAAGTTCGTCACTGTCCGGCCGGCACGGCGACGAACCCAACCGAGGCTGTCTTCCGCGTTCGTGTCGTCTCGGCTCGCTAACTGAGGAACGCCATGAAGAACACCACGAAGCAGGTCCTCGGAGCGCTCGCGGCCGTCGCGGTGTTCCTCCTTGTCTCGCTCGCCGCCGACGCCCGGCCGCCGGGCACGCTGCCGCTCGGGCTGAACCTGAACGGCGAGGCGACCCGGCCGACGCAAGCGGATGGCGGCGGGCTCCTTCTCTACTCCACGAGCTCAGATCCCGCGTGGGTGACGGTGAACTGCGGGCAGATCTACAAGGTCGTCTGCCCAGTCACCGCCACAAACCTCTGCTGGAACCCCGGCACCGGTGCGGATGCAGGCAGGACGTGCTCGAACGTCACGAGCAGCCCGATCTACGGCGACCCGATCGCCGCCGGCGGATTCCTCTACGGGATCGCCCAGGACTGCACCAACGCCACGACGAAGGTGATCGCGGCGATCTCCTCCACTGACGCGGGCGTTGACTGCCCCGTCTTCCTCATGCGGTGACCCGGTGGCGCTCGCGACGTTCGGTGTGACGGCGGAGATGGTGCGCGCGGACTTCGTGCCGCACCTCTCAGCGTTCTCGACGAGCACGGCGCCGAGTTCCTCTGCCGTTGCGCGCGCCATCAACCACGGCGCGGGGCGCCTGGCGGGGCTCCTTGACGACCGGCAGGTGGACACCTCGAGCATCACCGACTCGTCATCGGCGGCGTACTTCTACTGCCAGCGCTACATCGAGTTGTGGGTGGCCGTGCACCTGCTCCGCGTCATGACCGGCTCGAATCCCGAGACGGTGCAAGCCTGGCAGACCGAGCTCGAGTCGATGGAGAAGGCGATCGACACCCAGGGCGTCGGCGCACTCGGCCCAGGAGCATCCCAGAGCGGCACGTCGGAAGCGCTCGGACCGACAGATTGGATCTCCGAGGGCAGTCTCGAGGTCGACAGCACGAGCGACTGGAGCGGCGTCTCGGCGGTGCTCCGAAGGGATGACGAATTGTGAGCATCGTCATCGAGCTCAACTACGGCGTGGGCAGTGCGGACGGGATGACCCCAGTCACGTTGCGCGCGGCCCTGGAGCGAGCAGGGGAGGCAATCCAGCGCCCGATGAGGCACATCGGACCGGAGTTGTCGAAGGCGCTAGAGAAGAACCTCCGCACGCGGTTTGCGCGCGAGGGAACCGGCGGTCCCGTTTCGGGCCCCTGGGCTGCACTCTCGGCCGACTACGCAGCATGGAAGAAGATCCACTACCCTGGCCGGAAGAAGCTGGTGCGGCGAGGGATGCTCCGCGCAGCGCTCACCTCGAGCTCCTCGCCTCAGGCACTCCGCGAGAGCGCTGACACGACGCTGGCCTTCGGGACGCGGGGCATCGAGTACGCCTCCTTCCATCAGACCGGTACGCGCAAGATGCCTGCGCGCCCTCCGTTCGACTTCGGCGGGCCTGAGTGGGATCGCTCGGTCGCCAAGGCAATCCAGAAGGGCTTCATCCACGCCATGCGCGCGGCCCGCGCGGAGGCGCTCGCGCGATGAGCTCCGTCTCTCAGCTCGCGGTCTACGCGCTCAAGACATACCTCGAGGCCACCACCGGGGCCGCCGTCACCGCGTACAACAGCGCGGTGCGCCCCGAGCTGCTCTCGAAGCCCGGGCCGTTCATTGTGCCGTTCAACGGAGACTACACGCTCACGACGTCTACCATGGACCCGGCCGAGGTTGTTGACTGGACGTTCGAGTCCGCCGAGGTCGGCTGGGCACTGTGGGAAGATCTCGGCGCAGGCTCCTACACGGCAGCGCAGCTCGTAGCGCCGGCCTCGGGCTCGATCGAACCTCCAGCCCTCGACGCCACTCCTGACGGCAGACTCCGGCTTCGCCACTACGGCCCCGGCTACAGCCCGCTTCGCCTTCTCTCCCGAACGGTGGACGACTTCGCCAGCGCGACGCTGATCAACTCCATCCTCGGCTGGGATCCAGGTGGCGAGATCGCCGTCTCTCCGACGCTCGTGGCGCCGACGATGCGCTCCATTTGTGACGGGTTCCCCGCCACCGCCCCGGACATGCAAGCCGGGATGTGGCTCATCATCGGCGACCGCGAGGCTTCCCCGGCCGGAGAGTCCTCGCTCCGTCGCGACGTCTGGGAAGTTCGACTCCCGCTCCACGTCATGCTGCCGGTCCGCGCTGACGCGCACCATCGCTCCCGCGAGGCGATCTCCGGCGCGGTCGGGATGCTCGAGGGGCTGCTCCTCTCGACGGCCGGGCGCTACCTGGGGCGACAGAGCAGCGGCGACGTGATAGGGGTTGAGGTGCTCTCGGAGCGAATTGACGCGCAGCCAATCGCCCTCGAGGAGCTGCCTCACGCCTACTTCGACGTTGCCACCATCGACCTTCTCATCCGCATTCACCAGAGGCATTAAACACCATGGCTCAATCGAACAAAGTCAACGGCTGGGATGCACGCTACTTCGCCGTGACGGAGACCACCTTCGGCACGACTCCGACGCCCGCCAACGAGGCCGCACTCGCCGGGCGCGCAATCGAGGCGACGTCGCTCTCGCTCGGTCCGGCGGGTGAGGTAGGGACGGTTCGGCCGAAGCAGGATCGCGGCCTCGGGAGAGGGATGCAAAGCGGGTTCGTCGAGGGGCGCGTCGAGCCGATCCCCTTCGAGCTTGTCGCGTCGGTCAAGAGCCGCTCGGCGGCTGACGCGGCGGCGAAGGAGCTGGCGATCTACAAGGCTGCCGGGCTCAAGGTCACCACCAACGGGAGTACCTCCGTGGTGCTCTCGTGCGTGGCTGCCCCGATCGAGAGCGGAGACTTCGCCAGCGTCTCGCTCCGAAGGACGCTCGGGAGTTCCTTGGCCTCGTACGAAGCCGAAGAGCTGCGCGGGTGCGTCGTGCGCACGCTTCGGTGGGAAGGCGGCGACAAGGAGTTGATGCTCACCGCGAGCGGCGCCGGAATCGGGAAGGCCACGCAAGGCGGCGTGGAGAGCATCTCGGTCAACGACTCCGTAACGAGTCTGACGATCACCGCAGAGGAATCCTACCGCCTCCGGCCCGGGTACTACCTGTGCGAGAGCGAGATCATCAACGTCACCGCGTGCACGGCCGGCGGCACGAGCGCCACCATCGCGCGCGGAGCCCTCGGGTCGAGCGCGGCTGCGCACTCGACGAAGCCCCTTCTCCCGCTCGTGCCCAGCGGGATCACCTTCACCGGCTCCCCGATTCCGGAGACCACCTGCACCGTGACGATCGGCGGCGTGGCGTTCCGGGCGCTCTCCTGGTCCATCGAGATGACGACCGGCCTCGACCTCCTCACCGGAGAGACCGGCTCCAAGTACAGCCAGGGCGCCAAGGAGCTTCGCTACGACCTGAAGCCGACCATCCGGCTGGCGCTCTCGGCGGATGACGTGGCGGCTCTCGGGAAGGCCACTGCGCGCACGGCGGTTGCGGTGAGCATCGTGCAAGGCACGGGCGCCGGAGCGATCGCCACCTTCGCCATGCCCTACTGCGAGATCGAGCCTGTGGCGGTGCCTGACTCCGTGGGAGACGTTTCCATCGTGGATCTCTCCCTCCGCGTCCGCGACGACGCCGCTGGGAACAACGCCTTCACCGTGACGCTCACCTGAGAAAGCCGCCATGCCCTCGCTGACGTCTGTCCTGAAGACGAAGCACTACCCGAGCATCCCTGGAAACGCGGAGCTGCCGGAGGCCGATCGTTTCTCGCTCGTACTGTCCAGCGGCGTGCCCTTGCTCCGGATGCGGCAGCTGCTCGACGACGCCCGCGGCGGGGCGTTCGATTCGCCGGAGGGCGCGGCGGCGGCTCTTGCCGGGCTGGTGGAGCTCGGGCCGGTGCCGCTCACGCTGGACGGCGAGCAGGTCCCGTCGCTCGAGGCGTACATCCGAGCGATCCAGGGGCAGGCGGGACAGCCACTCCTCGACGAGCTCTTGAACAGGGTTCGCGAGGTCAACTCACTGGAGGGCGCTCGGGTGGTTTTTTCCAAGCTGCAGTCTGGTGGATCCGATTCTACTCGAGGCCAGACTGCATGAGCGGAGACCGGCCTTCACGCTGGCAAGCGGATCAACGGGCCGGGTTTTTCGGGTACACGGCGCGCACGGGGAAGGTGTCCCCGCAGCCGCTCCGCACGACGAAGGTGGACATTGACGAGGCGCTCGCGTCGGTGGCTGACGACCTCGGTCTGTGGATGCACGCGGAGGACTCCGGTGCGCCCCCGTTCTCCGGCGGCGTGCTGGACGCGTGGCCGGCGCGGTACGTGTCGATCTTCGAGATCTGTCGACAGGAAGACCGGCTCGTGACCGCCTTCCTGCAAAGCGAAAGAGGCTCCCGTGGCTGACTTGAGGATCAACATCGGGGCCACCGACAACGCGTCCCCCAAGGTGGCGAAGGTAGCGTCGGAAACCGAGCGCCTCGCCGCCGCGCAGGGGCGGATGACTGCCTCGACGACGAAGGCCACGGCCGCATCGGCCGCATCGTTGACCGGTCTGATCGGCTGGGGAGCTGCCCTCGCCGCCGCCGTGAAGGTCACGCAGGCTGCAACCGAGGCGTTCCTGCAGGACGAGAAGAGCATGATCCGGCTGAAGTTCGCGACCGGGGCGCTCGCGGAGTCGTTCGCGGAGTACGCGAGCGAGCTCCAATCGAGGACCGGCGCGGATGAGGACTCGACCCGCGCCGTCCAGGCGATGCTGTACCAGTACGGCGTCGCCCCCGAGGTCGTCAACAAAGCCACGAAGGCACTCGTCGACTACGCCGCCGTGAGCGGCACAGACGTCAAGCAGGCCGCCGAGGAGCTGATCAAGGGCGCGGACGGTGGCAGAGCTGCATTCCGAGAGCTCGGGCTGGTCTACGACGAAGCCGCAACCAAGACGGAGATGGTGGCCAACATCACCGACGCCTTGACGAAGAAGGTCGGCGGCGCGGCGGAAGCAGACGCGGGCTCGCTCTCGCACTCGCTCCGCGTTGTCAAGGCTGACTTCGGCGAGCTGCTTGAGGCGTTCGGCGGGTTCGTCGCCAAAGTGGAATCAAAGATCGGCGTGCTCCAGTTCGCCAGCAAGGTCATGCGAGAGATCACCTCTGGCACAGCCACTCCAGGGCTTACGGCTGCCGCAGGCTACCTGCTGGGAGACGGGGACGGGGCGCCCACTCCCGACATGACGTCCGGGGCAACCTACCTCCCGCTGACGGGGCCTGGAGGCAAGCTGCACGTTGACCGCAGCAAGGTCTCGGACGACGCGCTAACCAAGAAGGCCCGCGACGCGCGCGACGCTGCACGGAAGAAGTGGATCGATGACCAGGCCAAGCTCGTGAAGGAGGCGCAGAAGAACGCGCAAGAGGTGGCCAGGGCGCTCGGAGATGGCGAGGAGAAGCAGCTCGAGCTCTCGGACCAGTACCGCGCAGAGCAGGAAGAGGCGCAGGCCGAGGCGTACGAGCAAGAGCGCGCAGCCTTGGAAGAGGCGCTCGCAGAGCGTCGCCGGATTGAGAAGGACGCCGCCGAGCAGCGCAGGGCGGCCCAGGAGAAGGAGGAAAACGAGGCGCGCGAACGAGGCGCCGCGATCGGCGGCGCGTTTGCAAACGCGCTAGCCGCGCAACTCAACAGGCTGGCCTCCGGCGGCGAGCTCTCCCCCGAAGAGACCTTGGTTGACGTCTTCACGGGCATCGCATCCGTTGCGCTCTCGGCGGCCGGAGCCGGCTGGGCTGCTCCGCTCGTGGGCGCTGCTGGCTCGTTCGCCAAGAGCCAGCTGGCCAAGAAGCACGGCGGGGGGTGGATCGGCGCCCCGCGATTCCACAACGGGGCATGGGTCGGCTCCGACGAGCGCCCGGCCATCCTCCAGACAGGAGAGCGCGTGCTCTCCCGAGCCGAGGTCTCTTCCATGGGCGGCCCACGTGGAGTGGACAACGCGGCGCGCGGAGCGGTCAACATCACCGTCAACACGCTCGACGGAAGCACGGCCCGCGACTACTTCACCCGCGCCGGCGGACGTGCACTGGTCAACGCGGTGCGCACCGGGCGCGGGTCCATCGCAGCGTTCGGCGGGAGGGGTTGACAATGGCCAGCGGTTACTGCATCGCCAACGCGCTGACTGGGCTCGCGACCTCCGCGTTCTCCGAGACCTCAGCCCCGTCCAACACCGCAACCCGCGCGTACTACAACGACGGGCGGCTCGGGAGGCAGTCCGTCTCTGGCGGATCTGTCACCAGCCAGGCGTGGGTTGTCGACCTCGGCGCGGCGCGGGCGCTCGTCGGGTTCGCAGTGCTCAACCACAACCTCTACGAGCTCTCCCCTGCGGCCACGCTGAAGGTCGAGGGCGCGGATGACTCCGGCTTCTCCGTCAATCTCGTGGAAGCCAAGGCGGCGAGCACCGTTGCCAGCGCCGCGATCGACCGGAAAGACACGGTGCTGCTATTCCCGTCGGTCACCAAGCGTTACTGGCGTGTGACTGCTGACTGGACTCCTGCCGGCTACGCCGAGGTCGGGGAGCTGTTCGCGCTCCAGAGCGTCACGGGCCTGTCGCGCGGGAGTGCGTACGGGTCCGGCGAGGGGCTTGAGATGGCCGTGGCCGAGCAGCGCATGCAGACCGGAGACCTCCGCGTGGCGCGCCTCGGTGGGCCGATCGTCGAGCGTCGCCTCTCCTTCGCGGACTGGACGCTCGCGGAGCTCGAGGAGTTGAAGGCGATGTGGATTGCCGCGAGCGGCCCGGTGACTCCGCTGCTCTGGATCGACAAGGTGGCCTCGAGCGTCACGGCGGCGGCCGCCGACGAGCAGCGGTGTGTGTTCGGGCGCATCGTCAACGCCTCCTTCGACTGGACGCAAGACGACTTTGGCGTGTACCAGCCACCGTCCATAACCATCCGCTCTGGCGCTCGGGAGATCGGAGCGTGAGCACCTTCGCTCAGCTCGCCGCGCTGCCTGGCGTCGGCGTGACGTACCTGCTCGAAGGGAGCGACGACTCCTTCGCGACCATCGACTACCGCTACTCGACGGCCGACGGCTACTTCGACCACACATCCGCCTACGACTCGCGGATCGTCTCGGTCGGGCAGCTCTCCCGCGAGTTCTCCGCGAGCGGCGCTCTTGCGACCTGCACCGTCGACGTGGTGCTCGACAACACCGACGCAGGCGCGGACTTCCTCGTTGACTCCGCGTGGGCTGTGGTGGACTCCTACGAGTGGCGCCTCAAGATCGCGCTGTACGATCCAAGTAACCCGGCCGACTACGCCACCAAGACGCTCGGGGTGTTCGGCCTCTTCGAGCCCCCGGTCCGCACGATTGAGAGCGTCACGCTCCAGCTCTGTGACACGGTATCTGCGCAGGCCGAGGAGATTCTTCGCTCTCCGTCCTTGTCGGACTGGAAGGGAGTCACCGACAGCGCGCGCCCTTCGTACGACGAGGGATCGGTGGACGGCGAGTTCGCCTACGACGAGCCGCTCCCCGTGCGCTTCGGTCACGACCGGCACCCGCTGAAGAGGTTCTTCTCCGAGAACTTCGTCCTGAGCGCCTCGAGGAGCACGACCTCTGTGCCGTACGTCACGAACATGCACATGCGGAATGGGGTGGACGTTACCGAGGCTGCCCTCTTTCGGTGGGTGTACGAGACCACAACGGCCTACGACCCAGAGAGCCAGATGCCGTACGAGATCACGACGGGCTCTTACCGCGAGAGCCTTCCGGCAACCAAGAGCGCGACAATCACCGTCGACGGGTACGCCTGGACGATCCGGTGGCTGGCGCTCGAAGGGCTGGCGCTTCGGATCGCACAGGAGATGCGCCAGCGCCCGTCATGGAAGGACGGATTCTCGGAGGACATCGCAACCAGGCTGTTCAACGGCGGCGAGGCGTCGAGGAAGGCTCTAGACGAGCTCGGCCTCACCTTCCGCTGCGCGAACCTCGGAGAGACGAACTCCGACGCCGACTTCCCGCGCAAGTGGAACGCGGCCGCGATCGCCTACTCCATCCTCGCCGACTACACGGCGCTGGGCTCAGCTCGCGTCAACAAGGCCTCCTTTCAAACCGTCGCCGCGAGCACTGGGATGGACGTCAACGGGTCGATCGAGGCGAGCACCGCCGACTCCGACCTGAACGGTCAGAAGGTGCTCGCCGTCACGGGTTCCACGCTCGCTCCTTCGGTGGGCGCGCTCGGGCTGGTTGGTGGGTTCGAGATCCGGGCTGGCACGGACGGCGTCCTCCGCGCCAAGGCGCTCGCCGCCGACTACCACGCTCTTGCAGCAACGCCTGTGACGATCGACGAGACGCAGGTCACGGACATTTCCGACCGTCTTGCGGGCAGAGGGGAGCGCTGGGAGCCCTTCGCATCGGTCTACGTGACGAAGCACGGGAAGACGTTCGGCCCGTACCGCAACGCACTCTCCTCGGTCGCGGGCGGGCGCGCGTCTCGCACCGTGGCGATGGACTGGGTCGGGAACGAAGACCTCGGCGCCGAGGAGGAGATCGGCTTTGTGCGGCAGGATGCGCGGCGTGTGGCCGACGTGATCTTCGGCGGGCAGTACGCCTCGACGAAGCGTCCGATCATTTCCTTCACGACTTGGCTCGAGTACCTGGACCTTGAGCTCGGGGACTTCTTCTTCTTCTCGTGGACGCGCGGTGGACGCGGAACGCCGTACGACAACGATCTTTTCCGGGTCGAGGGGATTGTGTTCCAGCCCGAGAGCTGCACCATGCGCGTGACGGCGGTTTACTGCGCCGATTTCCCCGGACTGACGCGGTGGCCGGCGCTCCTCGACAACGAGGCGCTGATTGTGCGCGGGACCGGCGGCGAGGCGTCAGGAATCGTGCACCACGTCAAGCTGGTCGACAGCGACGCAACCGTGACGTTCGAGGTCGAGGACATTGAGGACCCTGGCGTCTACACCGCAGAGGCGCCGCCCACCGGAACGGCGGCCGGTGACATTCTCTTCCTCTACGACGGGGTTCGTGCGCGGAGTAGGCACCTTCGAATCACCTCCGTGGCGGCTACCTCTGTCGAGGTCGAGACCGGGGATCTGGACTTCGACGCCGGGGCGCTTCTCCGAACGACGAATTGGCAGGTGCTCCGGGGCAAGAGCACGCTCCCGACCTCGAGCGAGGATCCAACCAACTACCCTAGCGGCGGGCTCCCCTACGTCGGCGTTGCAGATGACTCAGATTCCAAGTATTCATCGGACAGCGAGAACGGACATCCGATCGGGCCTTGACCATGCCTTGGCACTCCCTCCCATCTCTCAAGCGCGGTGACCAGCTCACGGCGAGCTACCTGTCGCGCCTGCGCGAGAACATCCGTTACCTGCAGGCGGGATTCGAGGCCGAGCACCTCGCGAGCGGCGCGCACAACGCCTACCAGATTCCCAAGGTGGTCGCGACGATCGTGGACACGACGGTCTACGGGGATTCGGCCGGCTACATCTCGTCGGTGACGCGCAGCGGGGCTGTGCGGACATTCAGACTCCCGAGCTCCGTGTTCCCGGTGGCGAACGGGAAACTAACTGAGTCCACCGTCGCGGTCCGCGTCTGCCCGTGGAGCGAGTTCAAGTCAGCCCAGTGGCGTCCGGTGTCGGCCTTCGCGTCGTATGGGTACCACGATGCGGACTACACGAGCGTCTCCATCGACCTCCGCGTGCTCTCGTCCGCTCTTGGGGCCGGCAACAACTGGACGGACGCCGCCGCCACCACGCCGGTGTCCGTCGCGATCCACGCGATCGGGAGCCCGACTCGCCTCACGCGCTACTTCAAGCTGCCCCGCGCCGGATCCGTGACGACAGACGCGGCCGACAGCATCAACGGACTGGTGCGCGAGATCGAGGACCTCCACGACGCGCTGCGCGTCGGCCACTCGGCCGCCGGAGTCCACGCAGGCGAGAGCGAGTTCTTCCCTCGGTCGGCACTGATCGACTACGCGGGCGGCTTCTACGCGTATGTCAAGGAGTGGGGGGCGACGCTTGGCTCGGCGAGCGCACCGGCTGTCGGCCGGATCTACCTCGCCAACGCAGGGGCTCCGACAGCCCGAGCGCGTTTCGTCGGCGACTGGGCGGGTGCGGCGTACCCGATGAGCTCGGCCGAGCGCACCGTGCGCCTCTGGAACAACTTCGACGACGGGGCCTCTGCGCGCGGCGCGCAGTGCTTCTACTTCGACGGAACGAACTGGGGCGCCGGGCGCGCGAGCGGCACCGCGCACGGCAAGATCCTCATCGCGGAGCACGAGTTATGAGTCGCGTCCCGAAGCTGACGGTTGACTCCGTGCTGACCTACCAGCGGATGAACGCGATCCGAGATCGACTCGAGGAGATCTTCGGGATGCTGGTGGCTGATCACGGCTACGACGGCAGCGTGTTCTCGACGGCCGAGACACGCCTCGGGAAGCACGCGGGGCGAACCACGGCCGGCTCGTCTTTCTCGGCTGTCGGTACGTACCTGATTCGGCTTTCGTACGCGGGGAAGCACACCGTGACATGTCTGGCGGGAAGGGACGACTTGCTTGGTGAGATCTCCATCAGCCCCTCGGAGGCGGCCGTGCAGATCAAGATGCGCGCGCTCACGTACCTCGCAGCGTCCGCTTCGCCGATCGACACCGGCGGCGGGTATGCGACGGTTGCCTCTGCCGTCGTGGAGCGCTCCGTCGATCCAAACGTCGAGTGGCCGTGGACGATCTCGGTGACCACTCTCTTCGGGTTCTTCGCGCTCGTCCCGGTGACGGGTGTCTCCTTTGTCCTCCAGGTGTGGGGCTACTGACATGCACTCCTCCGTCCTCGTCGCTCTTGCTGCGCTCGCATCCGGGCAGTGGATCCAGCCTCGGATCTTCGACCAGCCAAACCTTCGCTCGGGCAACGCGCGAGATCTCGCCACCTACTTCGAGTTCGCCCCCACTTCCGGCGCGGGGCTCCCGGTCGCGGAGGACCTCTGCTCGGCGCTCGCGGCTGAGGTGCCGGGGTGGAGCACGGGAACCCCATCGGACGTAACGGTTGCCTGGAGTGACGCTGCACCCTACGCACAAAATGACAAGGTTCTGCATCTCGGCAGGGCCTGGATTTGCACGAACGCTGGCGGGTGTGACGAGCTTGAGGTGCCTGGAACGTCTGCCCTGTGGGAGCAGTATGGCGGAAATTGGTGTGTAGGACCGGACTGGCTGGATGTTGCAGGGTCTCAGCTAGACTTTGCTGTTTCTGGCTCTCCTGCGACCTCGACTTCGACCATTTGCCCATCAGGACCCGACTGCACCTCTAAGACGGCGCTCTATCAGACAGCTACCGCGCGGCCGGAGTCCGAAACGTCCACCTATAAGGGCAGCTTCCACTCTGATTCTTGGCTTTCTTGCTCGCTGTCGAACACGAACTGGGACTTAGCCGTTGGCCCCATCCGTGGAAAGGTTCTGCGAGGCTCCTATAGCGCAAGTACGGTACAGTCTTCTGTTTACCAGAACGGGGGCTCGGTTTATATCGATGTTTACAGTCAGGCCGGCGCTAGCTCGCTTGCCGTCTCTGCCCCCATCACGGCCGCAAATTCACTCAGTCTTGACTGTGGGTTCTACGAGGCGATTGCTGACGGGTCTAGCAAGATAACCGCATATAAAGACGGGGTGTCGGGGACTACCGTTGCAACCGCCCCATACCCGCTTCGTTTGCTGACGGCCACAAAGACATATCTTGGTGTGTACTACATTTCGGGAGCTTATTGGAATCAAGGGCCGATGTTTGGCGGATTCCAAATTCACATGCCTGGAGTTACTACCGCCCAGGCGTCTGCCAAGGTAGCGGCCATCGCCCGGCGCGTCCTCGCCGACCAGCCCAAGGCTCTTGTCCGAGGCTCTCCGTCGCTGGCCATGACCTACACGCGGACGGGCTCTCGATTCTGCTCCCGGGCTGACAACACCGGGGCCATCCTCCCGCCCAACAGGCCGTGTATCGCTCAGAACGGGCTTCTCGTGGAGGCGGCGGCGACGAACCTGGCGTTGATGAGCCAGGAACTAGACAACGCGAGCTGGAGCGACACGCTGGGCGCTACGACCGTGACGGCCAACTACGCCATTGGCCCTGACGGCACAAAAACAGCGGAGCGCTTGGTCTTCACTGCATCGTCTGCTCAGCGAGGGCAGACCATTACGGCGGCTGACGGCACCTACACGTTCTCGTTCTACGTCAAAGGGACCAGCGGCGACGGGTCCATCAGCGCTTACTTGGAGGGAGGGGGGACGGCTTGCGCCTATACCGCGTCGGCATGGACCCGATGCACCAGAACGACCACCACGACCGGCGGAACATTCGTGGCTGCAATTACAAACGACCCGGCGGCCGACGCCGATGACGTCATTGTCTGGGGCGCACAAGTCGAAACCGGCTCCGTCGCCACGAGCTACATTCCCACCACGAGCGCGGCGGCGAGTAGGGGGGAGGACGTAAACGAGTTCTCCATTGAAATCGCTGCTCCGTTCTCTGTTGCTGGTACAGCAGTCATACCGTCAGCGTCGTGGCCCGCCTTTCCTTCGTCTGTTGGTGTCTTGGTCGGCCTGTCGTCGCCAACCGCGTCCGGGAGTGCGCGGATATTTGGATGGAACACGTTTGCGGCTGTTGGCGGCTCTATCGGAAACAACACCGGCTCGGAATATTATCTTCCGGCAACGTACGCGAATTACAGGGCAACCCTTGGTGGTCGATCGTGGATGAGTTACAATCCGTACACAAGCAGAATGGACGGGTCAATAAACGGAACATACACGATATCGGTTGGCACAACTAAGGTTATAGCCCGTTTTACGAAAATGTCAGTCGGCAACTTTCCGGGCGGTGGACAAGCGTTTGAGGCGCGCGTCTCCAGCGTCTGTCTGGACCCCCGTCCCTCCAGGTGCCGCTGATGCGCCCCTTGCTCCTCGCTCTTCTCCTGACGGCGTGCGGCCCGGACCCGGACTGCATCACGCCGACGTTCGGCCTCCGGGTGTTCGACGTCGTGCAGGCGACCTGCCAAGACTACGAGGACCAGGCGGCGGCGTTCTACCGCACGTTCCAGCCACTTGGCCGCATTGACCCGCGCTTCTCCGACGTCGAGGACACGCTCCGGGGCTATCAGGTGCACGCTCGTCAGGAGAACTGGGGCTGCTCGGAGAAGGGGTGCTTCGCGGGGATGACGTACTGTCCGATCCGCGACATCGACGTCAACGAAGAGTACATCCCGTGGCACGGCATCCTCATCCACGAACTCGTCCACGCCGCGCAGGGGTGCTTCGCGTGGCCGCTGGACGGAGGCGACCCGTACCCCGGCGGCGACCGCGTGGAGTACGGTCACGAAGGGTTCACTGAGCACGGTGTCTGGCAGTACATCGACTACGCCACCGAGTCCATGAAGAGGGCCAAGGAGGCCCGCGCCCATGAGTGACTTCCTTTCTGCCCTCAACCGCCACACCGAGCGCGAGGAAGCGCGCCTTGACGCCATCTTCGCCAAGCTCGCGGAGATCGCTTCCGTGCAGGCCGAGCAGGCCGCCATCCTCGACGAGCACATCCGACGCACCGAGGCCAACGAGCAGGCCGTCGAGGCACTCCGGGTGCGGTCCCGCGTGCTCGAGGACGGCAACCTCGCGTGGGCGACGCTTGGCAAAGCGGCGGCGGGCGCGGTCACGGTGGCCGGCGCGGTGGTCGCGGTGCTGAAGTTCCTGGGGGTGGTGTGATGCGGACGAGTCCCGAAGGCGTCGCACGCATCAAGCGTCACGAGCTCCTGCGGCTCAAGGCGTACCTGTGCCCTGCCGGCGTCCCCACCATCGGCTGGGGTTCCACGAGGGGCGTGGCCATGGGGATGGTCATCACCGAGCAACAGGCCGACGCGCGGCTGGTGTCCGACCTCGCCACGGCCGAGAACGCCATCGAGAAGCACGTCAAGGTGCCGCTCACGCAGAACCAATTCGACGCCCTGGTGAGCTTCGTCTTCAACGTCGGTGTCAAAAATTTCCAGCCGAGCACGCTCCTTAAGCTGCTCAATTCGGGCAAGTACGATGCCGCCGCCGACCAGCTCCAGCGCTGGTGTCACGCCAAGGATCCTAAGTCCGGGAAGGTGGGCGTGCTCCCCGGCCTCGTGAAGAGACGCGCCGAGGAGAAGGAGGTCTTCCTCCGTGCGTGAGACCATCTACCGTGTCGATCCGAAAACAGGACTCATGTGGCCGGTCCTGGGGGAGAATCGCTCCCTTTCTGAGCCACCCAACTTGGAGCCAGTCATGAGTGAAGTAGCCAACGAAGAGAACAAGATCGTCCCCATCAACCCCAACCCCACCGGCACGCCGATCATCCCGCCCAAGGTGGTGCCCTGGCTGACGGCCCTCGCGGTGCTCTCGGGCGTCGTGGCGAGCGGCCCGTCCATCGGGCTGACGTTCATTCCCCCGGCCGTCGTGGGCGTGGCCACCGCGCTGCTGGCCATTCTCACGGCCCTCGGAATCGCCTCGCCAGGCCTGCGGAAGCCCTCGCCGTGAGCGGCTGGGCGCACCGACGCACCGTGAATGACGGCACCGTCGTCGCGGTGACCGGTGCGCCCACGGTGCTGTGCCAAGCAGAGGTCAACTCCCTGGTCTCGGCGTCCGGCGTACTGGTCAACCTCGACTCCACCGACTCGGTGACCGTCGCCTGGCAAACGAGTTGGGCGGCGGACTTCTCCTCTCCGGCCGAGCTCGCCGCGCTGAACGGGACGCAGTTCCTCGAGCCCCTCGCGCCCGGTGAGGCGCGTCACTTCCAATTCGACACGCGGGACTTGCGCTACTTTCGCGCGATCGGAAACGCCACCGGCGACGGGGCTAACGTAAAAGTCTTTTTCCAGCTGGTTGCGGGGTTACCGGTCCGATGACTCTCCCGATCGCGCTCTTTCTCGCCGTCTCCCCTGTCGTCCAGCCCGTCTCGTCGGCCACCATGCGCGACGGTGGGACAGCCGTCTCAGTGCGCACGCAGGGGGACCTCCCCACCTACCCCGCCGGGCGGTACGGGACTGTCGTGGCGCGCTACCGCGTGGCCGTGCCGTTTGCGTTGGCTGACCTGTCGCACCAATTCGGACTCGACACCGAGGTGTGGGGCCAGATGGATGCCGGGGGGAGCACGTCGAACCTCGTGCAAGAGGGCGCCGTGCAGTTGGTCCCCGATGGCGGGACGCACGCGATCATGACGCACGCGCGCTACCACTACCAGGTTGGGCGCGGGCAGCTCGTGTACAACGCGGCGGCCTTCGTCGGTGCGGCCGACGCTGGGATCGCTCGCGTGGGGCTGTTCGACGAGGATGACGGGTACTTCTTCCAGCGCGACTCCAGAGGACTTGGATTCGTGCGCCGCACGTCGGTGTCGGGCGCCCCAGTGGACTCCTGGTCTGAGGTAGATGCTGGCGTGAACCCGCTGGCAATGAACACCTACGAGACTCGGTTTGCCTGGGGGGTGCTCGATCGCGTTACGGCCTACGTCAACGCCCAGGAGGTCTACTCTGAGCAGTACACGGGCGCGCTGTCTACAGGTGCGACGCGCACCGCGAGTCTGCCGTTACGCGTCGAGGCTACGGGCGCGGCGTCAATCAAGCACCTCGGAGCGTCGGTGGAATCCGAGGCCGGGACCGACCCGACGCAAATAGGCTTTGTGGCGTCGAGGACGGCGGGTAAGAGCGTCACCGCCGCAGCCGGTTTCGTGCCCATCCTGTCCATCCGCCTCAAGGCCGAGGTCGGCGGCGAGCACAACCACATCTCGGCGACCCCCACCAGCATCACCTGTGCGGCGGACGGTAAGCGAATCCGAGCGCGGCTGTTGCTGAACGCGACGCTCACCGGGGCGTCGTGGGGGGACGTTGACCCGAAGAGCTACGTGGAGATGGACGAGAGCGCTACCGCGTACTCCGGTGGCACGGCGGTGTGCTCGTTCGCGGTCGGCGACAACTCGGCCGCCGAAACTCAACTCGAGCACGTCTTTGGGCTCTCGCGCCGAAGGCTTTGGGTGCGAGCGTTCGGGGTGTCGGACGTGCTCACGGTCATCGCCAAGACAGTGAGTGGAACCACGGGAGTCGCCTGCTCCATCGAGTGGGGCGAAGTTCGCTGAGCCGCTCTCCGGGCGCGCTGCCGGAGGCGGTCCGCCTCCTTGGCCTCGGGGCGCTGGCGTCGGAGTCGCTGGCGCTCGGACTCCTTGCGCCGGAACTCGGGGTCCTTGGCCAGCCTCCGCTTGCGCAGCTTGGACCGCTCGGCGGCCTTGGCTTTGGTGCGCTGGTAGTTGGCCTTGGCGCGAGCCCTGGCGGCGGCCTTCTTGCTCTCGTCAAGGGCGTACCGTTCGCGGGCCTCAAGGGCGTTGTCGTCCAGCCGCTCGCGGAGCTTGACGGCGAGCGTCCACGTCGCGTCACAGAAGCCCAGGGCATCCAGCGTCTCCTCATCGAGGTCCATCACGCGTTCCTCCCCATGAAAACCTCCATCTCCTCCCGTGTCAGTGTCACCTCGACCACGATCTTGCCAGTCTTCCGGTCGCGGATCGTCAGATCCACGGTGTCGTAGTGGCGCGTCTCGAGGAAGCGGTGCGCCTCCTTGACGGCGGCGAGGATGGTCTTGTGGCGGCCGTCCAGCTCAACGGTCCGGTGCATCGTCAGATCGGCGCGGAAGGTCACTTGCCCACCTCATCCACGCGGCAGACGCGCCACGTCAGTCGCGAATGCTTCGCGGCCATTTCCGCGTGCTTCGCCTCGGCCTGCTCGCGCGTCGGAAAGACGGACTCGATGAACGGGCCGCCGTAGCCTCCCTGCCACGTCAGCGCCCAGTCGTTCGATGGAGTGACATGCGGCACCGCGTCCCCGCGAGCGGGCCAGCACCTTGTACATCTACCTCGATCGTCTGCAACCCAGAACTTGCTAAACGGGTATGAGGTGCGAAGGCCATCGGAAACAACGGCCACGGCTTCGGCCTCCGTGTCGCAGGTAGCCCACACAGACGACCCCGCGCTGTTCCCGTACCACACAAACCATTTTTCCGTAACGTCGCCCTCCGGCGCACACCAATCGTGCAGCCCAGACTCGCCGCATTCGGCGCAGTGGTCGTCGTCAACGGTGTCGGAGGGCTCCGGGGCAGGCGACGAGTCGAGGTCGGCTTGTCGCTGCCGTTCCTCGCGCTGCCCGAGAGCCAGCATTGCGTAGCCGGCAATGTCCCTCCAGGGGTCCTCTCCCATGGGGTCACATCGGCCTGCAGCGGTGCAGATCCGACCCAGCTTGTCGAGGATGCGCACGACCGTCAACACGTCACGGTAGGCCAGCACGGGGATCCCGTCCGGGAACAGCAGCCCGATGATGATAGGCGTCGCGCTGAAGACGTCGCCATAGGCCTGCTGCTTCTCCTCGAGCAACGCTCCCAAGTCACTTCCGATCTTCTTGTAGCCCGTCATGTGCAGTTTCCTCCGAAGTACAGCATCCACAGGACCAGGATAACCGTGAAGATCAGAGAGTCAAGTTGCTTAGGTGTCATCGAGTACTCTCCTGGCCAGTTCCAGTGCTGCGCCTCTGAGGACCTTGAGGTAGGCCGCCATCTTGTCGACGTCTTTGAGGCACGAACACCCTCCGTTTGTTCGCACGCCGCCCGGGTGCCCGAAGACGCACGCAGCATCGGAGCACCCGTACCCTTCACCTTCCTCGCGCACTACCTGCCGCAGCAGCTGCTTAGGTGTCATCGAGTACTCTCCTGGCCAGTTCCAGTGCTGCGCCTCTGAGGACCTTGAGGTAGGCCGCCATCTTGTCGACGTCTTTGAGGCACGAACACCCTCCGTTTGTTCTTCGGCGCAGGTGAAATCAGGTTTACCTTGATCATCACGTGCACCAGATGTCGGCGACCAGCGTGCGGCCTCGGGTCGCGTGGATTAAAGCGAACTGCTGCTTTGGCGCCTCGGGGGGGAATCCGTAGCGCTGGGAATAGGTTGTGGGTCCGATTACCGACCCGTTGGCCAGGAAGTCCCTGTCGGCCTTGCAGCTATGCCAGTGCCCGAGACAGGTCATGTCCGCGCGGATGGATTGATTGGCTCGGTGGATCCACTTTGTCAATGGGATTGTCAGTCCCCCAATGCCTCCTTGGAATGAGATCTGGTCTCCGTGTATGAATCGAGCGCGGTAGTCCGGGAATATGTCAGCGTAGAGCATGTCCCCTGGCGCGATGTGGAATCTCACGCGCGGTTCGTCTCGGAAGTCTTGAGCCAAGAAGCCGTACATCAACGCCTCGATGCTCTGCTCGGCGATGGTGGCAATGCGCGTCTTGATCGTCAGGCGCCCGTGGTTGCCGCCGATGCAATACAGATCGAACGTGAGCCCTGGGTGCTGTGCGAGCCAGTATCGCAGTCCTCGCGCAATCAGCTCCTTCGCGTAGGCCACGGCCGGGCCGGGAGCCAGTGCATTGACCTCCATTAGCTCCGGGTGGATATGGCCTGATATCAGGTCGCCCAGGATGCCCATCGCCACGCGGGCAACACGGCTTGACTTCTCGGCGGACGCAATCAACTTGGACGAGTTCTCAAAGAAAGCCTCCATTCGCTTCTTGGCGATGGAGAGAGAGTACTCATTTGTGCTGTGCATCTTGAGTTTGTCGACGCGCTCCTCTACGTGCACATCGCTCAGCAGGATGAGAGGCACGACCTCGGACTTCGCTGCCCTCTTCGGCGAAGCGATGATGTCCGGCATCGGCTCAGAACTACGCAGCGCGCCAAGCTCCTTGATGTTGCGCTCCAGCCTCTCGACGTGGGCCGTCATCGAGGCGAACTCGGCCTCGCGGCGCGCGGCCTCGGCCCGGCGGCGGTTCTCGGTGATGATGGTCACCGGATCGCGTGGTGCGGGGGCTGGCGTAGGGGCGCTCCCACGGCGACAGGGATTACAGGTGTTGCGGTCCTTCGGGATGCTGCTTCCGGGCGCGTCAGGGCGCCCGCAGCGGGAGCAGGTTTTCATTCGGTGTCCTCAAAGCACCCGGCGGCGACGGCCCGCGCGGAGAGTTCATTCTTCAGCCGCACGAGCCCGCAGCGCCAGCAGAACGTCAGCCAGCCCTGTCTCTTTGGTGTCCACCATCGGTGGCCGATCCTGCTGTTCACGCCGACTTTCATGCCTCGCCATCCTCTCTGAGCCATGCCTCGACGGCTCGCAGGGCCGAGACAATGCGGTGGGAGCCGGACTGCCCTGCTGTCGCGTAGAGCAGCTGCACCGCGAGCGCGTCGGCTGCGTTGATGCCGCTCGCCCGAAGCGCGCCTCCTAGCCGCGAGTCCAACTCAGAGCGTCGTTTGTGCTCACGCAGCGCGCGTTCGCCGATTGACTGGTCTTCGTCCCACTGGGCATTGCTCACGAAAACTCCTCATATCTCGATATCTGATGGCTGTCTCTGTACTCGGCGGTCCACATCGCCTTGAACGCCTCGCCTGGTGTGATTCCGTAGTATGTCTTCTCGGTGCCTGAGCACGCCCAACCGTCATGGCGCTGGTACACGTCGAAGTAGGCGTCGTCAACACGCGCCACAAGCAGCTTGTAGGACTCCTCCTGCACAACGAACACCCGGAAATCACATGCCAGACTCGCGACAGCGGAGCGCAGGCTCTCTACGTCGTGCTCGTCAACTGCGCCGGTCATGGCACCCCTCCGTGCTCTTTGAGCCAGAACTCGAGCGAAACATCGTCGGCGTAACATCCCCCGTGTGGGCGCGCAAACCAGAGAATGCCGACCCGATAGATGGACACGACGAGTTTCGGGTCGGTCTTGGAATATCCGTCATACATCGCCTGGTTGTACTCTCTACGCAACCCCCAGTCCCACCCTGGCGCGAGTTTCCTCAGCATTCTGATGTTCACGGCTCTCCACTCCAGTCGCCCAGCATGCACTGGTTCAGCCCTGCGATCACCAGCCAGACTCCATTCTTGTGGCTGTACGGCTCGATCCTGACTTTGGCATGTCCGCGCGTGCCGAAGTAGCAGCGCCACCCAAACTCCACGTGATACGCCCACGTCCACGCCGGGTACCGCTTCCTCAGCGTTTGGATGTTCACGGTACCACCTCAAACTCTACAGCGGCATTCAGCCGCCACTTCTTTCCTGCGTTGGCCTCGTCGATCGCCTTGGCGTGGAGGACGCCGTCTATGTGCTGAATGACGACACACCCGCCCTCCCCCGCGCTCGCGGTGCCGCGATACCCCGCCGTCGCGGTGCCACGGTCCCCCGCCGTCGCGGTGCCGCCATCATCCGCCGCCGCGGTACCGCCATCACCCGCGCTCGCGGTGCCGCGATACCCCGCCGTCGCGGTGCCACGGTCCCCCGCCGTCGCGGTGCCGCCATCACCCGCGCTCGCGGTGCCGTAGTTCCCCGCCGTCGAGGTGCCGTAATACCCCGCCGTCGCGGTGCCGTAGTTCCCCGCCGCCGCGGTGCCGTAGTTCCCCGCCGTCGCGGTGCCGCAATACCCCGCCGTCGCGGTGCCGCAATACCCCGCCGTCGCGGTGCCGCAATACCCCGCCGTCGCGGTGCCGTGGTCCCCCGCCGTCGCGGTGCCACGGTCCCCCGCCGTCGCGGTGCCGTGGTCCCCCGCCGTCGCGGTACCGTAGTTCCCCGCCGCCGCGGTGCCGCGATACCCCGCCGTCGCGGTGCCACGGTCCCCCGCCGTCGCGGTGCCGCCATCACCCGCGCTCGCGGTGCCGTGGTCCCCCGCCGTCGCGGTACCGTAGTGAACTGGCGCGCGTACGCGCGCGGAGAGCCACGCGGCAGCGTCTCGTAGCGAATCGCCGACGTACACGATCCGGCACGACTGGAATTTGTGCTTGCCTCCGAGATCCACTGCGTCTCGTGCCGCCACCACCAGCCCGGGCCCTAGGTCTACGAGCGCTGCCGAATTGCCCCCACCGTCGAGGTTGCCGTGCAGCCCCCTCCCGCACCTGGGCTCCGGGTCCCAGTCTGGTGCCGTCACTACCGCGCCCACCTCGGTCGGCCACACGAAACCGCCGTATGCCACACCGCCGGGCTTGCACCCACGCAGGAAATACCGCTCTCCGTCTCTCAGTTCGCTGTCGATCACTCGTGCCACCTTTCCTTGCTCTCGTCCTCGAGGTCCTCGAGCCTGCTCCGCTGGTGCGCCAGTTCCACCGTGTTCGCGGCCACCAGCACCACCAGCACTACCAGCAGGAATGCGGTCATGCGGCACCAGGCTTGAGTCCGGCGACTCGCCAGATCGCGTTGAAGTGCTTCGTGTATGCCTCGAGAGTCTTGCGCGCCTCGGTCACATCCTTCTCGGCCTGTCGAGCCCAGACTGCGAGCTCGTCGCGCTCGCGCTCGGCGCGCCGCATGCGCCAGTACATGGAGCATCGCGGACACCCGCCGCCCGGGATGACGTTCGGGCAGACGTGCATCTTCTCGAACGTCATGATGTCGACGTCGCTGGCTTCCTTGCATGGTTCAATCATTTGACTCCTCGACCCCCGCCTCGACTGGAATAATGACGGCGCTTCCGCTGGCCCACAGGAACCGCGTGACTCGGATCGACGTGTCGTCAGAGTCGAAATCCACATCGGCCACGGACGAATGAACATCTAATCCTGGGATTCCTCCGGCGTCGGCCTGGAATCCCAGCATGTCGGTCACTCGCGCGACAGCATCATCCATCGAGTCATGTCCCTCGACGGACAGCGAGTCAAGCGTCGTCAGCACCAACACGCACTTCACTTTCCTCTCCTCAGGCCATGGGAATGCGCAGGCTCGAATCTCCCGAGCGCCCACAGTCCAATCCCGATCGCATCTATGACATTGTGCGCCACACAGGCAGTCTTCTTCGTGCATGGTCCGGCTCTCCTCAGTGTCGAGCAACTGTCGCATGAGCCGGTGCCAAAGTCAACAGGCGCATCGAGCTCACCGGTCGGCGACAGCGCCCCGATAATTCGAGCGGCGCACGTCTCCGGCGGCTCATTGCCCTTCCATTGCGGAGGCATGACGAACCACGGGAGCGCAACGTCGCGCACCCTCGACGCATCGTCGAGAAATCGCATCCCGCCGCACGCAACCGCGAAAGCTCCGACACACGTAGCAAGCCCCAGCATCGAGTCTGGTCTTGCTGGCGAGCCCGGGTAGATGCGCGGGTATTCGGCCACGCACACGATGTTCGGGAGCCCTTCGTTCGGCCCCCAGTGAGACACGATTCGACGCATTGCCTCCGCTCCAGCCATTCGTCCGACCATCGCGCAGCGCTCGGAAATCTCGAGGTCTGATGTTCCTGCGAAGTCCTTGCGGTAATTGCGCGCGGCTGCGAACAGTAGCGGCCGGCCTGATTGGTTGTGGCTTCCGAAGACGGCATATGCGCCAACCCATGAGCCAGGGTCGAATGCGACCACGTAGTCAACGTGCTCCTCGATCGAAGTCAGCACGCCTTGCCTCCGTGCCTGCGCTGACGAGTGGCGTTGAAGGCGTGCTTCTTGGCGATCAGCGGAGTCAGGCTGATTCCTAGCGCTCCAGCCAGATCGCAAACCCTGATGATGATGTCGGCGAGCTCCACGCCGAACCCCTCTGGTTTGCCGTCGTCCCGCTCGCGGTAGTCCATGTCTCCGTCGCGGTAGCACTCAAGGGCTTCGCTGGCCTCGGAGTGGATCATCGCAATCGCTTCGGGGACGCGCATCGTCGGGTCCTCGATGTCGTCCCACCAGCCCTTTTGTTTGGCCAGCTCGTGAGCGTTCTGCTGCAAGTCTTCGATTCTCATGATTGCCTCCTTGCCGTTGACTTCGACATTTCTCGAAACTCAAAGACCGAATCCTCAAGATCTCCGTTGTCGCGCCCGAGCCGAAACAGGCATTCGCGCACAAGATCGATCCACCCATCGATCGCCACATGTTGCGGCCGGCCGGACCACATGCCAACCAGGTCGGCGCATCGCGCGGTGAGATCCTCGTCTGAGCCGGCCTCTCCATCCCACATAATGCCAGTGTCGAGCGCGAACGGCATGAGAACGGCGCGCTCGCCGAGCATCATCGCCAGGTCCATAGCCCTGGCTCTGTCGCCGTAAATCCACTTACCGGCCTCCATCGGAAGCCCGATTGACTCGATGATGCGCTCAGTATGAATCAACTCGAGTTCCTTCCATGGTTCGCCGTCAACCGACGCGAACTTCTTGAGTGGCGACGGGACGTCGGGCAGGTACACCTCGCCGAATTCGTGGACCAGGAACCCGAGCGCGGACTCGGGGTCGTCCAGATTGAGAAGAATGAAAGCCCCGGCCACGCAATGCTCGAGGACCGACCACGGCTCAAGCGTCTGCCCGCCGAATCGGTTTCGCCTGGACAGCGACAGCATGACGTCGTAGAGGCAGATGGTTTCTGCCTCCGGGTCGATCACGTCGACCATCGCACCCGAGAATGTTTGGACTCTGCTCACAGCAGCACACCTTGACCACTGTGCTCGGCGGGGGCGGCGGGGCGCAGGCAATGCGGCGAAAACCAGATCCGTTCTCTCTTCTGATTGGCGGTGCCTCGCTCTGTCTTGCCGGCTCCATACCCGCCACTCGACTTCCACGCCACGCACTCCCATGAGTCTGGTATATCGTGCTCGCCGTCGTACCCACATAGCGCGATTCGGAGCTCCGGGTTTTCTCCATTCTCGATCGCCCATTTTCGCACGTCGTGCGCAACGGAGAGCGAGTCCTCGACATATATGCCTTTGGATCGTCCGGCGGCGTCGGAGTACGGAGGATCGAGGAGCACGGCCGTCACTCCAAGTCTGATCGTAACGGATGGCACGCAGACCCGAGACCAGTCGCCAGAGCAGACGCGGACCCGGCTGAGTCGACCAGCAAGCGCTCGCATCCACGGGATCAATCGCGACCCGCCGCCCTGCCCCGCGCCGCTCAGGCTCACGAGATTGCGGTTGACGCCCTGCCCCGCGCCGCTCAGGCTCACGAGATTGCGGTTGACGCCCTGCCCCGCGCCGCTCAGGCTCACGAGATTGCGGTTGACGCCCTGCCCCGCGCCGCTCAGGCTCACGAGCTTGCGGTTCTCGTCAACCACCCACGGTCCCTTGCCGGAGCAGAAGCCGCTACCGATCCAGCACGAAACCCCCCACGACCAGAAGCCAGCGATCTTTGCATCGAAGAACTCGTGATCGCCTTCGAGCTTTCTTGCCAGATCTTTGCGTTGCGCCACCAGCCACGAGTGACGCGCGTGTAGGTCGTTTTCGTTGACGGGGTTGTCTGCGTGCTCGGCCACCTGATCCGGCGCGTGCTTCACGGCCCGCCAGAAATTCGCCACGAACCCGTCAAGATCGTTCACGGTCTCAGTCGGCAGGTCGTTTACGTCCACGCCTGGCCGGCCGAGGAGCACGGCCCCGGACCCAAAGAACGGCTCCACGTAATTTCTGACGTCAGAGCCGAGCCGACTCCAGATCGTGCTCGAGGCGCGCGACTTCCCTCCGAACCAGGGGAACGGCGCTCGCAGATCTGGGAGATTGGCCTTTTTGTCTCGGTCGTCTTGGTCGATCGAGCTCACGGGAACACCACCTCGCACCGCAGCTCATATCCGGCGCGCTCGCTCTTGGGCGGCAACAGGAAGACCGAGAAGTACTCGTGCCAGCCCTTTCGCGGCGAGCGGACTCGGAGCAGCCCTACCCCTCTGCCTAGCTCCTTTGCGACGCGCTTGGCCTCGCAGAGCGCCTCGTCATATGTCTCGAAGCAGCGTTTGCTCATGCGGAACTCCCTCTCGGTCTCGGTAGCGGCTCTCAAGTGTGTGCCGGGATGCCGGTTCGGCGCACTGCCATCGAGCCGACCTGCGCGCACAGCCGCGCCGAAAGACAGGCGGCCCTCGACGAACTCCCAAACGGTGCGCGCCTTCGTCGCGTCGTCTTCCCTTTTCACGACTTCGCCTCCTGAATGAAGTGATTGGCCGGCGGCTTGTCGGATGTCTCCAAGCCAATCTGCTCGATCCATGCCTGGACCTGTCCGATGGAGTCCTCGTCCATGACGTTCGACAGCTTGAAGTGGTGCGCAATGACTGCGCCCGCAGCATGAATCGCGATGTACATGGCCACCTTGTCTCGCGACATGTTGCTCGTCGCCCACCTCTGTTGTGCGGCGATGATCCCGCGAAGCAATGTCAAAGTAAGGTCTGCGATGTCGTCCATCTCAAGGACCGTGTGCTCGTTGAGGTTCATGCTCGTCTCCAGAAAGGAGGCTCACCGCGACTGCGAGGAGTCAGCCGCGAGAGCCATTGGCCGACTTGCGTCGGCTATGAATTGTGGTCTCCTCGACCTGCATCCAGTCTAAGACTTCCGAAGCCCAGAGTCAAGCGTCGTTCGCGTCGAACTCGCCGAGGCGAGACGACTCAACTTTGCGCACGGCTCCGGCAGCTTCCAGCGCCTTCATTGCCTCGCGCTTCTCCTGCGCAACCGGGCATGCGGTGAGTCCCTGGTTCTTCGCCGCCTTGATTGCGCGTTCGAGACTGGCCTGGGAGGCGTCGAAGTTCACCGCCACCTCGGCGATCTCGGCTCCGTACTTCTCCCGCAGCATGCGGAACACAGCCAGCCCGTCGAGTTCCGTTCGGGCGTAGCGCTTGAGTCCGTACATCTTGCCGTCACCGGTGGAGAACGGCTGCGCCTTGGCGGCCTCGGAGAACGCCGTCTTCAGCGCGGCGGCCGCGTCCATGAGTGGCTTGGCCTTTTGCCAGGCGGCGGTGAGTTCATCGGACGTCATCAGGTGTATCGAGGACGCGACATCGGTCAGCGCGGACGAGCCATAGGACACCGCCGACCGAATGATGCCGACCTGCGCCGGGCACGACAGCCGAGCTGGACAGGAGGAGCAGTGCGATCCGGTCTTGAGGTGGGGAACGATTCCGAACTCGCGGAGGTCGGAGCCTGCGTCGACGACCTTTCGCGCCAACTCCTTGAGCTCTACCTCGATGCGCCCTAGGTCCGACTCCGACAGCGCCGCTCGCCGAATCTGCGGCTTGCGGCCGGCAGGTGCCCACACCAGCGCGACGTCGGCGCTCGACGTCCTGTGCGCTCTCGCGGCCATGAGCGCAAGCGCCTTGAGCTGCCAGTGCTCCTCCGGCCTGCCTGGGTCTTTCTGCCCAGTCTTGAGGTCGGCGACGTATACCGCCGGGCCTCCGAGGTCATCCTCGACCACTCCGAGGTAGTCTGCCGTCGCAACGATCTCGTGCGCTGATGCTGCCGAGTAGTCGCGTCCGAGTCCTCGCCCCAGCTCGCTGCAGGCGCCGGTTGTGGAGTTGTAGGCGAGTGTCACCTCGGTGGCGAATCCCTCGAATTCCTCGAGCCACTCAAGGTCCATGGACATCGCATCGTCGGACCGTTCGGTGTCCATGCCGAGCTTCTTGAGTGCGGCGCGGATGTCATCCATCGCCGACCCGTTGAGCGTCATCTCGGCCACCAGATGCTTCGCGGTGCCCATTTCGGCGAGGTCGCTCGACGTCTCGACGGTCGGGAGAACGCAGCTCCCGACACATTGCATCGCCAGGCCAATTTGACTCCCTGTCGGCAGTCTCACTTGGCGCCTCCAAGCTTGGCTTTCGCGGCCTGGAACGCGGGCCGAATGGCGTCCTTCTCCTCTCGAGACCACGAGCGGAACTCCTGCGATATCGCAAGGAGCTCGACCAGGCCGGTCGCCGCGTCGATTCGGCGCATGGCGTCGGCGATCTTACCGATCTGCTCGGTCGACTGGACCTCGACCTCAACGGCCGGCGGCGGCTGCGGATCTGGATCGGCGGATGGAATAGCGGACGCAACCGGCTCGGACTTCGCCGGCTCGGCGCGGAACTGTGCGTCGACAACCTCGCCGACCGAGGCCGGAGCAGCCCACGACGGGGCGGCTCGGTCCGGCACCTCGTCAGGGTCGTAGATGCCGAGCAGCAGGTCGGAGTAGACCGTGCGGCAAAGCGCCGACGAGCACCGAGCTCGAAGCATGGCCTCTGGGTGCTTGGCCCACGTTGGATTCCCCGTGAGCCCAGCCCGCTGCGCCTGCTCAATTGAGAACGAGAGTCGGGTCGGCCCCGGGTCTCCGGCGCGTCGGGTTTCGTAGATCGCCACTCGATCGGAGCTTTCGACGAGCCGGAAGTACTCGCACACGTCCTTTCGGCGGCGAACGAGCGCCACTTGCGCTTCGGCCTTGAGCGTCGGCCTGCCCTTGACCATGTCGATGGCGCGGACCGACTGCATCGGGAGCAGGCCCAGTTCGGCGCCGGTCATGATGGTGGCCATGACGTCGCCAGGCTTCCCGCGCAACGCCTCCGGCAGCATCGCGCTCGGAGCGAGGAGCGTGCTCAACTCCTTGAGTTCTCCAATGCCTCGCGGCGTGATTACGGCAATCGCATCGTCCTTTTCTCGGTCGCTCATGTGTGCTTCTCCTCGGTGGTGCGGCATGGTGAAGGTAACCGATGGCGCCCGAAGAGTCAAGAGCGGATTCGTTTTGGCGTTCGACCGAAGCCTCATGTCGATTGCCTCTTGACGCGGCGAACGAGGTGCGGTATGCTTCTTTTGAAGGTCGAGGAGCAGTAATCACAACGCAGTCAAATCGAGGAGCGTTTAGATATGATGACGATGATCACGCCAGCAAAGGCGAGCGAATTGCTCACTCGCAACGTACGCAACAGGAGACCAAGCGAGGTCCAGGTGTGCGCGATAGCATCAGATATGTCTACCGGAAGGTGGAAGCCAACGCCGGCGCCAATCATCGTAAAGTCAACCGGAGAACTGATTGACGGACAGCACCGGCTCATGGCGATCGTGAGATCGGGCGTGTCGTGCTTGTGCAATGTCGAGGTTTGGGATGACGAGATTTTTGACGTTATCGACAAAAACAAGTCAAGGACAACAATCGATCGAGTCCATACCTCCGCGATGACGGTCAGGCCGCCTGGGATTGCTGCAATGATCTCGTCAACCGCAGGGCTGATTGCGTCATCGGTGATTCTTGGTCGCGCCAGGCTGATCGAGGGCCCTCGCGCTTCTCATGGAACCGCATCGGTTGTTAATGCGATCTTGACGCGCAGGCTCCATGAAGGACTGGCGATTGAAATCACAAACAATGATGAGTGGTCCGGTGTCGTCGCATCTGTGGCGAATGCGTCAAAGGGGCCAGCGCTTAGGGCAATGAGGTGCGCAGAGGTGTGCACCCTGGTCCTGATCCATGATGACAGAGAGAGGCGTGCCGAACTGACCCGCGCGATTTGCACTGGTGCTGGTGCGTCGAGCGCAATGCTTCGCGCACGAGACTGGCTTGTGCGTGGAATCAAAGTGAAGCAGTCGGGCGAAAAGTTCGCGCGACTGTTTTCCGCGGTGACCAGCGATCGATTTGTGGATCGCCCATCTGAAAGGCTGCACGCCGAAGCCAACGACGCAATAGCTAGGTCTAAGGTCGGGGTGGTTGCTATCGGGCTTGCCGAGATAAACAAGCGCAGGTAGGCTGGCTCTTTTAATTCATGACATGGCGAGGCGAGGCGATGCAAGGGCAGTTCATCTCGAGGAGACAGCATGGCTCCGGTTCTGCGGCCGTATCAGTCGAAGGCCATTGAAGACGCGCGCCGCCTGTTCATCGCCGGCAAGAAGTCCGTGTTGCTCGTCGCCGCCACAGGTAGCGGCAAGACCGTCGTTGCATCCGCCATCATCGCCGGAGCGCAGGCCAAGGGCAGCCGAACGCTGTTCTTGGCGCATCGGCGAGAGTTGGTGCACCAAACCCGAGACAAGCTCCGGTCGTTCGGCGTTGAGCCTGGAATCATCATGGCTGGCGAGCGCATGGACCTCGCGAAGATGTGCCAGGTCGGCTCTGTGCAGACGCTCATGCATCGGCGCGACGCGCTCTCGAAGGTGGACCTCATCTTCTTCGACGAGGCGCATCATGCGGCCGCCGAGTCCTATCAGAACGTGGTCAAGCTCTTCCCGGACGCCAAGGCGGTCGGACTGACTGCGACTCCCTGGCGCATTGACGGGCAGGGACTCTCCGACATCTTCGAGGACCACGTGCTCGTCGCCTCGCCGGCACAGCTCCGAGACCAGGGCTACCTTTGCCCGGTCGGCGGATGGCAGTTCGTGCCAGTAGATACGTCATCCGCCAAGGTCCAGGGAGGAGACTTCAGCGGCTCATCCATGAGCGCCGCCGGTCGCGAAGCCAAGGTGCTCGGCTCCATCGTCGGCGAGTACCTCGCGAGAGCCAACGGGAAGCGTGCGGTGGCGTTCTGCGTGAGCGTCGACGCCAGCATCGCCACCGCGCAGGCCTTCGTCTCGTCCGGCGTCAGGGCTGAGCACATCGACGGGACAACCCCGCGAGAGCAGCGCGAGGCGATTCTCGGCCGGTGGCGAAGCGGCGAGACGCAGGTGGTGTGCAACTGCAACGTGCTCACCGAGGGTTTTGACCTGCCCGAGATCGAGCTCTGCATCCTTGCGAGGCCGACGCTCTCGCCGAGCCTCTATCTTCAGATGGTCGGCCGAGCCCTGCGCACGCATCCAGGCAAGACGCTGGCAATGATCCACGACCACGCCAGGTGCCTTGCCACGCACGGCCACCCGTACGAAGAACGGGACTTCGCTCCGCAACCTGGCGAAAGCGTTAACAAGAAGCGGAAGGACTTGTCGCGCGAGCCGAGGCTGTGTAGATTCTGCGGTTCCATCCGAATCGGATGGCCATGCGGAGCTTGCGGAGCTAGCCCGAGCGCCAAGGAGGTGGTCGAAGATGTGCGCGCGAATGCAGTCGAAATCAGCAACGACTCGAGACGAAGCGGGTCAAGAGACAGCGACGCCGAGCGCGCGGCGAAGTGGCGCAACAAGACGCACGAAGACAAGCGAGCAGTCTGGGGGCGCCTCGTCGCAAAACACGGGGCACACGGCAGAAAGGCCGTCGGCGTCTACCGATGGCTGAGTGGCAACACCGAGTGGCCTCCGAGAACTTGGCAGGCCATGTTCGGCATCAAGTAGCCAACACCGACGCGGAGAACCATGGACAACATCGAGCGTGCGATTTTACAAAGCGGCAAGGACGGGATAGTCAGCGAGCTCGAGGCCGCCGGTCACAACATCGCAAACAACCGGACCACATGTCCGTGGCCTGGTTGCCAGGACAAGCAGCGGGACCAGGCGCACCGCAACGCCGCCATCTACGTCGCTGGCAAGGGCCACTACAGAATTCATTGTCACGCATGCGGCGAGACCGGAGACATTCTGGATCTCCTGCAGCAAACGAGAAAACTCAGCAAGGCCGAGGCGATCGGGCTGATCGGCGGATCGAAGGACTGGTCTGCTGTGCCGATGCCGGTCGTCTCCAGCGCGCCTAAGGTCGGCAGGGGAACGCTCGACATCGAGGGCATTGGAAAGATACAGCCTGCGCAATGGGCCAAGCTCTGGGCGTCGCTTCCGACGTCGCACGGGCCGTCTGAGTCCTACATGCTCGGGCGCGGCATCTCTGCTGCGCGCGTGGCTTCTGCGTGCCGATTTCTCTCCGCGACCCTTGCCGAGCCGCATCTTCGCAAGCAGTTCGAAATGGGATGGACCATTGCCTGCTCATTGAAGGACGTACTCGGCAGGCATCGAGGCATTCAGCTCCGGCTCGTCGGAGAGCCAAGGAGCCCAGACCAGTCGAAGGTCACGAGCGCGGCCGGAAGCATGACCGGAGCTGGTTTTTTCGGTGACCCGGAGCGCATCGAGGCCGTTGACGTCGTTGTTGTCGCCGAGGGCATGTTCGACACGCTCGCATGTCGACAATGGGCGCCGGCTGCGGTCGCTGTCGTTGGCGCAGCAGGCAAGGGACAGCTCAAGAGCCTTGCCATGCAACTCTCGGAGGCGGGCATCCCTGTCGACGGGAAGACGTTCTTACTGATGGCACAGAACGACACGCCTGGTCCAAACTCGAGCCGAACTGCGTTTCAGCGCTTGGCGTCGAAGTTGGCCGACGGAGGCGCTCGGGTTGCCTTCGTGGCAACGCCGAAGCAACACAAGGACGTCGCCGACTGGCTCAGGGCCGAACCTCTGACGGAGTGGCCGCCGAAGGAGCTCGAACAGATCGCGGCAATCACGTCTGCGGCAAGCATGCCACGCTCCGACTGCCACGAGGAGTCGGTGGCGGTTCTGAGTGCGGCTCCGGTCGTTCGGTCGGACGGGAAGTTCCGGCGCGACATGACGACGCTGGTTGCGCTGCTTGACGATCCGCAGTTCGCGGATGCCGTGCGAGACGGCCACGAGCTTTGGCATGATGCAATGACCGGGCTCGACATGCTCGGAGAGAGGCCGATCTCCGACGCCGACTCGACCATCATCAAATACCGACTCGAAGGGTTCGAGTCTTCGTCTGACGGGAAGCCGCTGCGCTTCTCGCGCGGCGACATCGACGAGGCGTTGACGATGCTGTGCTCTAGGAGCTCAAGGCATCCCGTGCGAGAGTACCTGCGCTCGCTTCCGGCCGACGCAGCCAGTGGCCGAGACATCTTCACTGAGATGGCCGACGCTGCCTCAACGCCATCTCCACTTGCCCCGGTCTACTGGATGAGGTGGTGCGTATCAGCCGTTGCCAGGGCGCTCCGTCCTGGGTGCAAGGTCGACTCTGTGCTGGTCCTGTCGGGGAAGCAGGGCGCGCGGAAGTCCACCATCTTCTTCGAGCTGATGAAAGACCAGAAGTGGTTCACCGACAGCATGCCGGCGATCGGTAGCGCCGACTCCATGCGCATGTTGAGCTCCAAGTGGGTCATTGAATGGGCCGAGCTCGAGGCGATGAAACGCCGAGACTCGGAGACGGTCAAGGCATTCCTGTCCGGCCGAGAGGACACCTACCGCATGCCGTACGCCAGGCGCTTCACGACGGCCCCCAGGAGCAGCGTCATTGTGGCGACAACCAACGAACCAGCGTTCCTTGACGACTGGAGCGGGTCACGTCGGTTCTGGCCACTGTCGGTCGACGGCAAGATCGACTCCGGATGGTTCCGCGAGCACCGCGACGCAATATGGTCTGCAGCCATGCAGAAATGGAAGGCCGGCGAACAGGCATACCTGACGGAGGAAGAGGACGACGCTCGACGCGAAGAGTCCGTGGGCTTCTCCTACTCCGACCCGTGGATTGGCCAAGTTGAGGCCTGGTCGCGATCCGAGAATCGAGAGCAGGCTCAGACGTGGGAGATTCTTTCGTCGGCACTGGGCCTCGATGCGTCGCGTCAGGACAAGGCTGCATGTATGCGACTGTCGCGCGTCATGGCCAAGATTGGCGGATGGGAGAGGTGTCAGATTGGACCCGCTAGGCTTTCCGGGTACAGACGGACCTACCTCGGCCGTGGCGACCGGTGACGACGAGTGTAAGGTTTTTTTACATGGGGGGGGGGGCCATACTGCTACCCCCCCCCCATGTCGATTTCGTCCTATTC